CTCTTCCGATCTGTCCGAATTACCCGCAGTTGGAAGTGCTAGGGAGGACCCAGACTGGGGGGTAGGCAAGGCCGCACGCATCAGGCACCCTGCCCGCGGTCGGCCAGCCGGCGGATCTGCTCGGCGATGGCGCGGCGCATCTGCTCGGGCAGCACGCGCTCGCCCTCGCGGCGGGTCGCGCCGTAGAAGTCGAAGCGCGGGCGATAGGTCGCGCTGCGGACGAAGATGAAGACCGGCGTAATGTTCCGGCCCACGAACTCGCGCTGGTAGACGCCGGCCTGCACGCGCTTGCCGGGCGGGATCACGAAGAACCGACCGCCGGCCCTGCGCTGCGCCGCGATGGCGGTGCGCTGGCTCATGCTCCTGTTGGTGCCGGCCACCAGCTGCAGGCGCAGCTGCGACAGCACCTGGATCACTTGCCCTCGGCTGACGTTGCCGTAGGCATCAAGGCGTGCGCCTGCACCCGGCACGACACGGAACCCAGCCGGCATCGCACCAGCGGCCACGAGCGCCTCCTCAAGCCGCTTCATGCGCCGGGTGCCGCCCTCGACCTGCACGCCCAGGTACTTGCCAGCGGGCGTCTCGCCAGGGCCGAGATCCTGGTAGCGGACGACGTTGCCGAACTCGTTCTGGATCGGCGCCACGTTGAAGCCGACCGCCGCGACGGGCCGCTCGGCCGTGGCCGCGACGTAGCGCAGCTGACGCACGGTGTAGGGCGTCGGCCGGTCGATGGTGCGCTGCAGCTCGCGCTGCGCCGCCGCACGCACCTGCACCGCCGTACGGGTCAGCGCGGTGGCGATGGCAGCGTTGAGGCGACGGCCGCTGAACTCGCGCAGGCTCGCCCGCAGCTCATCGACACCGATGGCTTCGATCTTCAGCATGCCGCCCGCCCGTCTGGTGTCATCCGCACGCCCACCTCGTGCTCGCCCTCGCTGGCCCAGAAGCAGCCTTGCGGGAAGCGCTGGTTGGCCAGCCAGGCGTCGGCAGCAGCCTGGCCGACGGTGGCCACGCGCCGCTGGTACTCGCGCCGGGCGCGTTGGCCGGCTGCAATGGCGCCGTCGATCAGCTCGCGGCCGAGCGCTGCGCGAAGCTCGTCGATCAAGGCGGCGGTGTGCGGCATCACCACCCTTGCCTTCTTCTCCGGTTCTTCTTGCTTCATGGTCATGGGGTGAGTCGTTACGCGGGTGTTACGCGGGCGTTACGCGTGAAACCCGCGTCGTTACGCGTGTTACGGCTGTTACGGGGGTTTGCTCTACGTGCGTGCGCGGGCGTGCATGTGTGTACGCGCGGAGCCCCGTAACACGCGTAAACCGCGTAACGACGCGGGTTTTGCGCGTAACGGCCCGCGTAACAGAGGCGGCAGCCGCGTAACAAACCGCGCTCATGCAGCCTCCTCCGTGCCGCCGTTGACGGCACGGCAGTACGCGCGCAGCGCACGCTCGTAGGTCTCCACGCTGTCGGCCGCCCAGGCGCCTTCGCTGATGCCTTCGGGCGGCCCCAGGCCGGCAGGCAGCCAGCAGCGCACGGCCTTGCGGCCGCCCTCCTCGCGGTCGAGCGCCACGACCTTGTAGACGAGCCGCAGGCCGCGCTGGTCTGAGCCCGCGTGCTCCACCAGCCAACGGCGCACGCTGTCGGTGAACTTGCCCTGGGCCGGCGCGAAGCGTTCGCCGGTCACGTCGCACCAGCGGCGGAAGGCGCGGTACAGCTGCTCGGCGGAACACACCCTGATGGGGAGGGGAAGGAGACCCTCCATCCACTCGTGCGCGAAGCGTTCCTCGGGCCGCCAGCCGGCCTGCACCAGCGCCGTCTTGGCGGCCGTCATCAGCGGCTTGGTGTGGCGGTCGAACGAGCCTATGGGGTAGTGCTGCAGGAAGTGCAGCCACTTGCGGGCGCCGTCAGCGGCCAGGAAGTCGCGCACGCGGTGATACAGCCCGGTTTCGTCGGCCAGCGGGGTGTAGACGACCATGTAGCGCCGGTCACGCTCCTCCAGCGCCAGGGGCTGGCTCTCGTTGGACAGGAACACCACGTTGGCGTGGTTGCTCTCCCAGCGCGTCGGCTGCTGGATCTCGCGGATCGGAAACTTGGTTTCCTGCGTGACGATCAGCTTCAGCCGGTTCTTGTTGTGGAACATCTCCTGCCGGCTGACCACCTCGTCACCGATGATGGCCAGCTTCTGGCTGAGCCACCCGTTGAACTTGTCTTCGAGCTCGACCTGGCCGACGGTGACGCCGTAGCGCCCGTAGATGTCGCGCCAGACGTCCCAGTAGAGGTTCTTGCCGGTGCCCTGCGGGCCGTGCATGACCACGGCCGTCTGCATCTTGGCGCCGATGCGCTGCAGCGGCAGGGCCTGCCAGCACAGGATCCAGTGCATCACCTCGCGCAGGCCCTCGGCCGTGTGCGCGCTCTGCGAGCACAGGTGCTTGAGCAGGTCGAGCATGGGCCGCACCTCTTCCCGTTCGCAGGGCAGCGGCTCCAGCTCCAGGCCGGCGAAGAGCTGGATGCAGCCTTCGGGCAGCTGCTGCCCGGGCTCGAACATGAGCTGCTCCGGCAGCACCATCCGGCGCGTGGGCGTGTTCAGCCAGGCCTTGACGCTGTCGGAGGTCATCGCCAGCCGCAGAGACTCGATGGTCACGATGCGGTGGGTTTCCTCGTCCCAGGCGGTCTTCGTGCCGTAGATCAGCGCGAAGCCTTCCATCAGGCGCGTGTAGTTGCCGAGGTTGATGCTCGACGACTTGCGCTTGCGCTGCTGCCCCCTCCCCCCTTTGGGCGCGGCAGCGCCGCCATCGGAGGGGGGAGGAGTATCTGGCATCGGGATGACGTTCTCAGGCTGCGGCATTCAACAGTTCCGAACCGATGAGGGGCAGCACGTGCCTGAGCTGCCGGCGCACCACGCCCAGGCCCTCTCGTGCGTGCAAGTCGTTGAAGTCGGTGTCCTTGGGTGCGCGTCGGCCTGGCGCGAAGTACGGCCAGGTGTAGGCGGTGTCCGTGATCGAGCGGGCCGCCCGGTGCGCCTTCTCGCGGCCCGGGTTGCCCTTGGTGCGCCAGTCGTCGTCGGCGCAGATCAGCAGGCGGCTGTCGGGGTACAGGGCGCGCAGCACTTCGGCCACAGGCTGCAGGTTGCCCGCGTCGAGCGCCACCACCACCGGCAGCCGGCGCTGCACGGCCATGCGCAGCGTCAGGCCCGTGGCGTAGCCCTCGCAGATCAGGATGGGCTCGCCGACCACCACATGGCCCAGGCGCAGCGCGGCACCCACCTTGGCGAAGCCGCGCGTGAAGCGCTTGATGCCGCTGGCCTGGATGACCTGCGCACCACGCAGCGCCGACTCGCGCGGCGCGTCGTAGCGCAGCAGCGGCACCACGATGGCACCGCCGGGCAGGTAGCGGCACGCCTCGGGGTCTACGCCCTTGCGAGCCAAATACGGGCTCTCACCCGTGCGGGCCGCCTGCGCCCACAGCTCGGCGGCAGACATGGCGGCCTGCTCGGCCGCGGCGGCACGCTCGCGGGCCTCGGCCTCGGCCTGCGCCTGGCGGCGGGCCTGCAGCTGCGCCCTCTCCTCTTCGCTGATGCCCTTCCAGTCCACGTCCACCCGGTGCTTGCCGCTTCGCCAGTCGCCGAAACTGCCCACCACCACGTAGCTGCCACCGTCGGTGCGGATCTCGCGCAGGCTGTACCAGTGCGCCTTCTTGGGCCCAAAGCGCCGCACCTTGCCGCTCAGGTCGAGCGGCTGCGGCGGCACGTCCAGGCCCGCGGCGATCATCTGGCCCACCACGTCCTGCGGTGTCACCAGCGAGCCTCCTCGACAGGCTCAGCCGGCACCTGGCCGTGCAGGTAGCGGCTGGGCAGCCGCTGGCACAAGCGCCGGGCGGCCACTTCGGGCGGCGCCGGGAATGGCCAGTTGGGGGCGAACGGCGCCACGCGCAGCAGGCCGCCGGCCGAGCCGCCCAGCTCCAGGGCTTCGCGCCCGTCGGGCAGGCGCCAGCGGTCACCGGCGGCCATCAAGCCCCCCCTTGAGGCCGCGGCTCATGCGCCGCCTCTGCTGTTCTTCCGGCGGTCAAGCTGCTCGCGGGCCAGCGTTTCCAGGGCGGCGACGTACGTTTCGCTGAAGTCGGGCTGATGAGCCGGCCGCAGGCGCAGGCCGAGCGCCGCGATCACCTCGCAGGCTCGGCGCAAGCCGCTTTCAGCCGCCACCCACCGGCTCATGGTGCTCTCGTCCACGCCGATGGCGTCGGCCACCCGGGCCTGGCTTCGCTCTGCAAGCACGCGCAACAGGTGGCCCTCGATGTTGCGTGCCATTTCCGGCACTCGATCGGATGATTCGCTCATGACGACAGATCACCTACTTGGCCAGCACCTGGCTGGCGCAGCGGCCCAGGCGGCCGGGTTCGATGGGCAGGCGCTGGGCTGCCTGCTGGCGCAGCTGCAGCGCGTGCGCGCCGACAGGCAGGCCTGCGTGCAGCTGGTCGGCCAGATGGAACTCACACTGCAGGCCCTGCAAGACCTGGCGCTGGAGCGTTGACGGCTCGCGGGCCATGTCAGCAAGAAGAAAAAACGCCCCAGGCCGCAAGGCCCGGGGCGAAGCCGTGGCCCGCGCGCCGGGAGTGAACGCGCGTGGTGAGTGCCGCGGAGGAGACACGGGGCGGGCGCCCGGCCCGGTGTACGCTGGCGGCTCCGACACCAACCACCGACACGAGGAGGGCACCCATGGAAATCACCATCCGCACGACGCCGGCCGGGCTCACCGTCACCGCCGAGATGTACGGGGGCAGCGACGGCTGGATGAAGCTCGAGGCCCACTTGCCGCAGACGGACATGAGCTTGAGCGAGCTGCAGATGCGGCTCGTGCAAGACGGGCTTCGGAAACTGCGGCTCATCGAGAGCGCACTCAACGGCGAGCCGCTGACGCCGCGGCCGGGGCCGCACATCCAGGCGTAGCCGGCTCGTCGACGCGCACGGCGCCGTGCGCCTCCATCCAGCCGCCGAAGTCGCGCTCGAAGGCGGTCGGCTGGGGCAGCGGGATAGGCTCGCCGGCGAGCTGCGCACGCAGCGCGCGCACCTCGCGCAGCAGCGTGTCGATGGCGTCGACGTCTTCGCGCGCCAGGCGCACGGTGAAGGTGGCGTCAGCCATGCGCGGGCTCCTCGGCCGCCGGGGCGGCGACGTCAATCAGTGGGCGGCCGGCGGGGTGCGGCCAGCTCTCGTCCGGGATGCGCACCCAGCGCACGTCGGGGCGAAGTTGCTCGGCCGTGACCAGGCCCCCGAGGGCACGCTCCAGGCCCGGGCAGCGCTCTACGGGCGTGCGCACCCTGCCGCTGAGGCACTGGTACAGGTACTGCTCGTTCAGCCCCAGCTGCTTCGCCGCCGCCTTGCGCAGAATTGGTGAAACTGCTGTCATGCGGCGATCCTAGGCGCTTGCTAGGTAAAAAGCAAGCATACGGCGCTTTTACGGCCTAGACGCATCCTAGAAACTCGGCGCATGGAATTCCCACACACCGATGACCCGCTTGTCGCAGCGCTGCAACGGCTGTGCCTGCGCGTGGGCAGCTACCAGGCGGTGGCGGCGGCTGCAGGCGTGAACGACCAGTCGCTCTACCAGATCGCCACCCAGCGCTCCAACGCTTCGACGGGCAAGCCGCGCAGCGTGGGCACCTCCATTCGGCGCAGGCTGACCAAGGCCTTCCCGGACTGGCTGGCGCCCGCCCTGGTTGCTGAACGCTCGGCCGACCACGCCAGCAACGCGCAAGCGGCCGGCGACAACTTGGTGCCGCTGGCGCCGCGCAGCCTGCGCCTGGCACTGATGGAGATCGGCGGCGCGCTTCGGCGGCTGCCGTCTGACGAGCGGCGCCGCGTGGCCGCAGCCGTGCTGTCGTCATGGGCCAGCACAGGCGGCAGCATGGAGTACTTCGACATGCTGCTGCACGTCTTGAGCACCGCCGAGCTGGCGCAGGCCGGCGGGCAGGAATGAGGCCGCTGGCGCAGTAGGCCAGCCACCAGGCGCCGGCCGGGCGCCTACTTTGGGCTTTGCTCGGCCGCGCGCGCCGCCAGGTCGAGCGTGGCGTCGGTTCGGTCGGCCACCATCAGCAGCACCTCGCGCAGCACCAGCGCCCACAGCGCCAGCAGCAGGCCCGCGCCTACGCTGGCCCAGCCGCCGTTTGTCTGGCCCAGCGAAGTGGCCAGCCACAGCCCCAAGGCCACCAAGCCCACCGACAGCAGCAGCGTCACGCTCGTGAGCAGCCCCACGAGCGCGCGGTAGATCGGGTACGCCGAGCTCTCGCGTAGCCGGCGGAGGTGGTGCGACCTGTGCATACCGCGCGATTGCAGGTGCTGCAGCGCCTGCGCGCTTCCCTCTTTTGGGGGAGTTGACCGTTGCGGCAGCACCGCGGTTCGGCAATTTCGCGCAGTTCTCTTGCTTTGCTTCTAGCCTTTTGATAGTCTCACGACTATCGCAATGACACGGCCCGCCGGGCCGGCTTGCAGTGCGGAGGGCGAGATGACAGAGCAGACGATTCGCGCCGGAGATCTGGCGCTTGTGCTGGCCAGCGTGAAGCTGGCCCGGCACACGCAGGGCAAGACCTGCACCCTGGCGGCCATGACGCCGGCACCGATCATCGAGGTCGACTGCGCCGCCGGCCGCAACCCCAGGGTGTACAGCCCGGCGTTCCATTGCGAGGCCGTCGCGGTGGCTCGCACTGGCAAGCAGCGCCCGGGCGTCGCGCCGATGACCCGCGGCACGGTGGCCATGCTTATCGAGCGCGTGGCCCGCGAAGGCGGCCGGCGCGAGCTGCTGCGCACCTTCGGAGTCGGCATCACCGAGCTGCGGCGCGAGCCGCGGCACACGCTCAGGAGGGCGGGCTCATGAACCGGCTGCCAGAAGACCGGCGGGTCATCCATGGCCGGACATTTTCCGAGTCGTGGAGCCCGGGCCGTTGGGATCCGATCGAGGCACACCGGTCGCCGGTGCCCTTTGCCGAGCGCGTGGGCGGGGTCCTGCTGGCGACTGGCATCGGCATCGTGCTGACGCTGCTGCTGGTCCACGAACTGGCCGGGGGTGTGGCATGACCGCCCCGCGCATCCCGCGACGCAGCGCCTACATCCCGGCCGGAGCCGACCAGCAGGGCCGGCTGCGCGAGACCGGTGTCTTCGTGCAGGCCGCCGAGGCCGCCAACGACATCGGCACCGAGCCCGATGCCGAAGAGCCCGACTTCCGCCGCTCCGCCTGGCGCGCGCTGGTGTTGTACCTGGCGGCGTGCGTGCTGGTCACGGCCAGCACGGCAGCCGTGATCTTCGGGGGGCTGTCGTGATCGGCCGCGCCCACTACAGCGTGCATGCGGGAGAGGCCGGCCGGTGGTACGTGTGCCACCGGCTGGCGGGCTTTGAGCAGCTCATGGCCATCGACGCCGACTGCCCCACGAAAGCAGCCGCCCTGGCTGAGGCCGCTTGCCTTGAGGAGGCCCGGCAGCGCGAGCTGCGGCGGCTGCAGGCCGAGCAGCGGCTGATCGACCGGAGGGCATTCGCATGACCTGGATGCTCACAGCCTCAGGCAACACCTTCGACCTGCGCTGGCTGCCCGTGCAAGACGTCTGCATCGCAGACATCGCCCACGCGCTGGCCCTGCAGAACCGCTTCCACGGCCACACGCTGCGCCCGTACAGCGTGGCCGAGCACTCGCTGCTGGTCACCGAGATCATGGAGCGCGACATGGGCATCGACAGCCCTGGCGCCCTGTTGGCCGGCCTGCTGCATGACGCCCACGAGGCGTACTGCAGCGACCTCAGCACGCCCATGAAGCGCCTCATCGGCCCGGCCTGGGATGCGTGCGAGGCGCGCATACAGCACGCTGTGCGCGGCGCCCTGGGCGTGCTGGCCGCCAGCGCCGGCTGGCGTGACGAGATCCACCACGCCGACCTGGCGGCCCTGGCTACCGAGCGGCGCGACGTGCTGGCCCCCAGCATGGCCGAGTGGCCCAGCCTGGCGGGCGTGGAGCCCAGCGAAAGCGTGCGGCTCAGCAGCCGCGCCTGTTTCGACTGGCGGCACTGGCGCCAAGCGTACGTGGACCGGTTCTCGGAGCTGGCCTGCCAGGTGATCGAGCAGCGCCTGGGCCGCGCGGCCACGGCCGACACCGAAGGCGGCGCGGCATGAAGAAGCGTTGCCACCGCCGCCCGGTGCGCCCACTGCCGCCGCCGGGCCTGCGCCCGAAGCTCAGCCGCGACCAGATCCTCGACCTGGCGCTGGCGCACATCACCAACCTTGACACCATCGCTCGCGGCGAAGCCGACGAGGGGCTGCTGTGGCAGGTCTTCGGCGGCGCTTTGACCTGGCTGCGCATCGCCGAGCGTATGCAGCTCGGCGTGGAGCCCATGCGCGAGCAGATCGGCCTGTGCGAGCGCCTGGCCGAGCGCTACGAGCGCACCGGCCGCGTGGTGTTTGCCGGCCCGGAGTACCAACGCGCGAAGGAGCACGTCGAGGTGATGGACGAGCTGGCGCGCCTGGTGGACCGGCATGTGGCCGTGGAGGCGGCTGACTGGTCGGAGCACGAAGTGAACCGCATCGCCCAGGCCGCGCAGCAGCGCCGGCTGGCTGCCGCATGACGAAGAGGAGAGCAAGCCCATGAAGACCTACAACCCCGCGCCGACGAGCGTGGCGCACCGCGTGTGCAGCTACTTCCTGGCCCAGCCCGAAGAGGAGCTCAGCACGGGAGACGTTGCGCTCAAGTTTGAGTGCAGCAAGGGCAGCGTCACCATGCTGCTGCGCCCCGCGTACGAGGCCGGCCTGCTCACGCGGCGCGGCGGCATCTACGGCCGCGGCGCGAACCTGGGCGCCTGGCAGCAGCGCATGCAGGCCCGCACGGCGAAGGCCGAGGCGGCGGCACACCGGACCACGAAGACGTCGCCCGCGCACCTGCCGGAGTTGGACGTTGCGGCGCTCCCGCCGGTGGAGCTCGGCGTTCCTTTGCCTGACAGCAGGCAGAGCGCCCGGCGCGGGCGCACCAAGTACGACGCGCTGTTCCTCAGCCTGACTGAGATCGGCAGCAGCCGCCTGGTGCCGGCGCACTACGTCGACGCCATCAAGAAGGCTGTGGCGATCCGCAAGAAGTACTTCGGCGAGAACTACTTGCTGATGCGCGTCGACCCACAGATGGCCCGCATCTGGCGCGTGGAGCCCAAGCCCCGCAAGGGCGCCGCCCAGGACGCCAACGAGGACGGCTGGCGCGTGGCATGAGCGCGTTCGAGCTCGAGCTGCAGGCCAGCCAGCGCGCCCTGCAAACGCAGAGCCGGCGCATCAGCATGGGCAACGCCGACCGCAAGCCGCCCGTGCTGCGGCCCGGCGCGATGGACGCGCTGCGGCTGCCCAGCCGCATGGGCTCGCGGCTGGTGTGGCGGGATGGGCGGGTGGAGACGGCAGAGGAGCGCAGCCATGCATGACGACCTGATGATCGACTTGGAGACGATGGGTACCGGCCAGAATGCCGCCATCGTGGCCATCGGTGCCGTGCTGTTCAACCCGCAGACGGGCGTGATCTGCCCGCAGCACTTCTACACCGCCGTCGACCTGCGCAGCAGCGTGAGCCACGGCCTGGAAATGGACGCGGAGACGGTGCTGTGGTGGCTGCGCAAGAGCGAGGAAGCGCGGGCTGCGATCTGCGGCGAGGGCGACCGCACCGAGGTGGCGCCGCTTTCGGTCGCACTGGATGAGCTGCGCGACTTCATCGAGACGTACAGCAGCGCCGACCGTGTGCGCGTGTGGGGCAACGGTGCGAGCTTCGACTGCGTGATCCTGGGCAACGCCTACCGCGCCGTCGGCGACGAACCGCCGTGGAAGTACTTCAACGAGCGCTGCTACCGCACGGCCAAGGCCATGCTGCCGGCCGTGCCCTTCGAGCGCATCGGCACGCATCACCATGCGCTGGACGACGCAGCGAGCCAGGCGCAGCACCTCATCAAGATGCTGCGGGCGCAGAAGTCGACGTTGCCGCGGTGGGTGCAGGAGCTCGGCGTGACCGAGAAGGATCTGCACGAGGCCGAACTGAGGGCCGAGGCGGGGCGCAGCCATGAGTGAGCCCACCCTGCCCTTCAAGCGCCCGGCGCACGTCATGTCCCAGACCGCCCTGACAGGCGAAGACTGGCTCAGCGACCGCGACAGGAAGGCCCAGGCCCGCGCCGTTGCCGCCAGGCGCAAGGCGGCCCTGGCCTGCGCGGCGAAGCTGGAAGCCGCGGCTGAGGCCCTGGGCGCCTACCTGGCCGCGTGCCGCGAATGCGACGACGGCAGCGACGACCGCCAGCGCGGCCTGGCCGACGGCCGGCACAAGCTCATCAGCGACTGCATGGAGTACAGCGGCTGGCTGGAGAGCGTCTACGGGGGTGACCGATGAGCGAGACCCCTGCCACCTACGCTGCCCGGCCCGCCGTGCAGCAGCCGGCCGAACTGCTCGCGTGGCACCCCACCGCAGCACGGATGCCCGACTCCGACCTGACCGCGCTGCTTTGGCTGGTCTACGACGACGGCACCGCCGACTGGTGCCCGGGTTGGTGGGACGGCGACGCGTGGCGCGACGCCACGAGCGGCGGCGTGATCGACGCGACCGTCACGCACTGGGCGCAGCCTGGGGGGCCGGCATGCTGACCCCGCAGTTCCTGCTGCCCCTGGCCGACGAGCTGGTGGTCGACAACTTCGCCGGCGGCGGAGGTGCCAGCACCGGCATCGAGCGGGCCATCGGCCGGCCCGTCGACATCGCCATCAACCACGACCCCGAGGCCGTGGCCATGCACCAGGCGAACCACCCGCAGACGCTGCACCTGTGCGAGTCGGTGTGGGACGTGAACCCCCGCGAAGTGTGCGCCGGCCGGCCCGTGGGGCTGGCGTGGTTCAGCCCGGACTGCAAGCACTTCAGCAAGGCCAAGGGCGGCAAGCCGGTGGAGAAGAAGATCCGCGGCCTGGCCTGGGTGGCGGTGCGCTGGGCAGCCACCGTGCAGCCGCGCATCATCTGCCTGGAGAACGTCGAAGAGTTCATCACCTGGGGGCCGCTCACCCAGGACGGCCGGCCCTGCCCGCGCAACCGCGGCCGCGAGTTCCGCGCCTTCGTCAACGCCCTGCACCGCCTGGGCTACGCCGTCGAGTGGCGCGAGCTGCGCGCGTGCGACTACGGCGCACCGACCAGCCGCAAGCGCCTGTTCCTTGTCGCGCGGCGTGACGGGCAGCCCATCGTGTGGCCTGAGCCCACGCACGGCCCTGGGCGCAAGCCGCACCGCACCGCGGCCGAGTGCATCGACTGGTCGATTCCCTGCCCCAGCATCTTCGAGCGTGAGCGCCCGCTGGCTGAGGCCACGCTGCGCCGCGTGGCGGCCGGCATCCAGCGCTACGTGATCGACGCGGCCGAGCCGTTCATCGTTCGCCTGGGTCACACCGGCCACGGAGACGCCGGCAAGGTGCGCAGCGTGCGCGAACCGCTGAGCACCGTCGTCAGCAAGGCCGAGCACTTGCTGGTGGCGCCGGCCATAGCACCGCTGCGAGGAACCAGCCCGGCCCATCGGTCAGCACACAGCATGCAGGCACCGCTCAGCACGATCAGCGCTGGAGGCCAGCATCACGCCCTGGTGGCCGCGTTCCTGGCCAAGCACTACACCGGCGTGATCGGCAGCGACCTGCGCGTGCCCATCGGCACTGTGACGGCGACCGACCACCACAGCCTGGTGGCGGCGTTCCTCATCAAGTTCTACGGCTCCGGCGGCCAGTGGGCGGCCTGCGACGAGCCCATGCACACGCTGCCCACGCGCGATCGCATGGGCCTCGTCACCGTGGCAGGCGAGCAGTACCGCATCGTCGACATCGGCCTTCGCATGCTGCAGCCGCGCGAGCTGGCGCGCGCGCAGGGCTTCGGCGAGGACTACCTGCTCGAAGCCCCACACCTGGGCCGCCCGCTGCCGAAGCATGCCCAGGTGCGGATGATCGGCAACAGCGTCTGCCCGCCGCTGGCCGAGGCGCTGGTGCGGGCGAACTACACCGAGCGCGATGCGCTCAGGGAGGCGGCATGACTACTGCCCAAGCGCCGCAGAAACAACTCGAGCTGATCGGGTACCTCGGCTGCGCGCACTGGTGGACTCGTGTCTCGCGCACCGAGGTGGTGGGCCGCACCCCCGGCGGGCTGCCTGTGCTGGGGCAGCCCGAGAAGGTCGCGCTCGTCTGTCTCATGTGCAGGGCGGTCAGGGAGGCGGCATGACGGCCGAGCTGTGGTGGCTTGCATTCGGGCTGAGCGCCGTCAGCGTGCTCGGCTGGGTGGTGATGGCCGCGCTCGCGGTCTGGTGGCTTCGATGGGGGGATGACGATGAGTAAGTTGCTGGACTTCTCCCGGAATTCGCGGGGCGACGAATTGGCCCGCATCAATGCGGACGGAACAACAACCTACAACTGGGGGCTGATCGCGCAGCATGCCGCGACGTGGGAGCCGGGCTCGACAGACATCGGCGCATGCTTGGCGAAGCTGCTGCTGCCGTTGATGCCGGATGTTCCCGAAGCCGCTTTCGGGAACACGGCGGCCACCACGCGCCGGGAACTACAAGACCGCGGCGAGCACCCAGCACCGTGCCAGCGCCAGTGCGAGGCGCAGGCGCTGCAGATCGAGATCGCGCGGCTGCAGGCCAATCTGAACGAGGAGCAGGAGCTGCGCGAGCGCATGCGCGACATCCTGCGCCGCGTAGCGGTTACCCTGCGCGGCCCGGAGCCAGAGCTGACCAGGTGGTCTTGGCATGACCTGCCGGAGAGGGCAGCCGCGGCCGTGGCGGCCATCGACGTGATGCGGCGCACGGCAGAGATGGTGGCCGAGGCAGCCGCGCAGGATCCCGCCGATGTGCTGGCCGAGTACCAGGGCGACGGCGCGCGCCAGTGGGTCACCGTCGGCGCCTGGCTGCGGCCGGGGGAGCGGATCGTGCATGTCGGGGGCACCTGTCAAGGCATCCTTGACAGACATGAGGGAGGCGATCGTGAGTGACAAACTCCCTCCCGTCCTCGACGTCGAAGCCGCCGCCCAACTCCTGCGCTGCGAGCCCTCAACCGTGCGCCAGCGCCTGCGCGACGGCGACCTGCCCGGACTCAAGCTCGGCAGCGACTGGGTGCTGCCGGCCGGGGCGTTGTTGAAGCGCTTGGAGGAACTGGCGCTGCAGGAATCAGCCCAGCGCCGGGGCAAGCCTGCGCCGGCAGCGGTGGCGCTGCGGGCGGTGCCTGGAAGGCCAAGGAAGCCGCCGGTGTTGCCGGTGTTGCCGAGCGTCTAACGTGGGAGCTAAGCTGACCGCGCGCCAGCGCGGGTCAGCTTGAGCGACGGGTTAGGTTGCTTGGTGGAGTAAACGATGACAGATGAACAGAGAGAACGGAAGAAGGCATACCTGCGCCAGTGGTACGCCGCCAATCGAGAGCGCCAGATAGCGAAGGCGCGCGCATGGGAGCAGGCGCACCCGGATCGGGCGGCCGAGAAAAAGCGCGCATGGGTTGAGGCAAACCCGAATCGCAGGCGCGAGCAGGCTAACCGGTACGCCAACAAGCCGGAAGTACGTGCCAAAGCCGCTGCTAGGCAGGAGCGTAAGGAGTGGCAACGTGCCAGGAACAAGCGCGATGCCGAGACGCTTTCGGACGGTTTTGTGCGCCGGATCATGGCGCAGCACACGAGCATGAAAGGCAGCGACATACCGCATGGCCTTGTCGATGCGTACCGAGAACTGATGAAGCTGAAAAGGGCGATCAATGAAAAACGTGGATGAACTGCGCGGCCAGTTGGCCGACGTGTTTGCAAAGCTGCGCGCTGGCGAGATCAAGCCTGGCGAAGCGGCAGAGCTTGCCAACTTGGCAGGTAAGATGATCGGAAGCGCAAAGGTGCAGGTCGAGTATTACGCGCTGCGCAAAGAGGCGCCGACGATTGAGTTCCTGAGGGCGCCCTATGCAGACTGAATGCACTTGCGCAGCCAAATACATGCCCTTCGGCCGATGCTGCAAGGCGCCCACAAGCTCGGACGTGATCGCGGGCCTGGAGATGGCTCTATCGCAAGCCGCCGCCATGATTGAGCGCCAGCAGCATGTGATGCAGCGAACGATGGACGCATGGGACACCACGACGCACCAGAAGAACGGCGACGGGCGACTTTGGCAGTGCATGGAAGAACTGCGCGGCGAGTGCGGTAAGCAACCTAACGCCGGGTTGAGCGGCGGCCGTAGGCCGTCCGCTTGAACCGCCAGTTAGCCAGCACTGGTGAAATGCTGGCAAACGACTGAAGGATGCAAACGTGAAGCTGTGGATAGACACCGAGTTCAACGAGTACAGAGGCGCGCTGATTTCGCTGGCGCTGGTGGCCGAGGATGGCCGCGAGTGGTACGGCGTGCGCTTCTGCGACGACCCCGGCTGGTGGGTGAAAGAACATGTGATGCCGCGCCTGAACCAAGAGCCGCAGCGAGACGCCACGCTGCGCGGCGAGCTGGGCGCATTCCTGTGCAGCTTCGACAGCGTGCATATCGTTTCTGACTGGCCCGGCGACATTGCGCACCTGTGCAACTTTCTGGAGTGGGCGCCAGGCGAGCGGGTCGGCCCTGACTGCATGACGTTTGAGGTCCGCCGCGACTTGCCCGACACGGCAACGACTTCGCGCGTGCCACACAACGCCCTGGAAGACGCGCGAGCGCTGGCGCGCGGGGCTGTTGGCGCTGGCTAACGCACCGTTCACCGGCCCGCGCATGGGCCACTGGAGCACCGAATGAGCAACGACGATTCGAGCACAGCCGACCGCGGGTCCGGGTGCAACGACCTGTTAGGCCCGTGGACGGCATGCGACACCGAATTGCCAGCCAGTGGGGAGGAAGTTCTGGTGTGGAGGCAGCCGATGTACCGACTGATCGTAGGCGGTCACGTTGCATTGAGCTCCTGCAGGTACACCAAGAACGGGCCTGTTTGGGATTGCGACCAGGGGTCGTGGGCTTTGCCAGCCCCGCTTGTGCGGCGCGTAACGCACTGGATGCCGAAGCCTGAAGGGCCTAACGCGAAATAGGCCAACCCAGTTGGCCCATCACGCCAGCCGCGCCGCCAGATCCTCCCCGCGCAGGCTGGCATACCGCAGCATCATCCGAGTGTCGGACCACCCCATGATCCGGCACACCTCGACCTCAGAGAACGCCCAGCCGCCGCGCGTGCGGCTGCGCATCTCGACCCAGCGGCAGGTGGCTTCGTGGCGCAGGTCGTGCTCGGTAAAGTCGGGCACCTTCGCGTAGTCGAACAGCACGGCGAAGCGTGCCGACAGGCGCGCGGTCGCCTTCTTCAGATCGGCGTCGGTGCCGTCCCAAAAGCCGAACATCAGCCCGCGGCGCCCGAGCAGGTACGCCTGCAGCCGCTCGCGCAGCACCGGCACCAGTGGCACCGTGCGCGGCTTCTCGGCCCCGCGGTGGCCCTTCGACCCTTCGACGCGGATGATCCCGCGCGCCAGGTCGATCTGATCGACGCGCAGCCGGTACGCTTCGCGCAGCCGCAGGCCGGTGTGCACCAGCAGGTCGAACAGCATCGTGAACTCGACGTCGGGCGTCAGCGCCCGCTCGCGGTCCTCCCGCTTCTCGCCGGCGAGGGCCGCGCGGATGCGCGCCTCTTCGTCGGCCAGCAGCCGCCGGTCGCGGTGCTGGTCGCGCCGGGGCTCGAGGTCGCGCTTTGCCAGGGCGTCGGCATCGGCGCGGCTGTAGGTCGAGTAGCCACGCGGTAGCAGCCGCAGCGGATTGGCCGGCATCGGCTGATCCTTCGGCGTCACGCGGCGCAGGTGCCAGTCCATGACACGGCCGAGCACGCCGACGCGCTTGCGGATGGTCGACGGCGCCAGGTGGCGCTTGAGCTTAAGCTCGTTGACGTAGCGGTCGACCCAGGCCCAGGTCAGGCCAGACACGCGCAGGCCGACGACCTCGCCCATGATCTGCGTCAGGAGCTGGTCGTCGGAGTCGGTGATCGGGGCGGCCTGGGTGTAGGCGCGGATGACCTCGACGATGAGCAGGTCATCGGCCGCCTTCGGCGCGGCGGCGAGCAGCTCGCCAGGCACCACGCCGCGATCCAGCAGCGCGACGAGCTGCTGGCCGTAGGAGCGGGCCTCAGACTCGCTCTCGAAGGTGAAGAAGAAGGCCTTGGGCAGCAGCTTGTGCGTGACCCGAAGCTGCGCCTTCTTCCCTCGACTCTGGACATTCATCGGCATGACGCGCCGGACTGTAACCGGCCTCGTCGCCCTTCACGCACCGCCACCGGGGTAGCATGCTACTTTTTTCCAGTAGCAGCCGACTGAATACTGCTGATCCTGAGCGCAAAAACAATGAAACCCGGACAGGCCGGGTTTCGTAAGTGCTTGATTTCGCTTGTATTTTTTGGAGGCGCGACCCGGAGTCGAACCGGGCTAGACGGATTTGCAATCCTAAATTCTCGTTGCAAATCAACGGGTTAAATTGATGCTACAAAATCACTTTTCGCGCCCACCTATGAAGTGGGCAGTAGCAGCCGATTCTGCCCTCTACTTGCCGGTCACAGACACGCCCCCGACTTCGGTGAGGTAACGCTGCAGCCCGGCGGCGGTGGCAGCCAGGACGTCACCTCGCGCTGCGCACTCTGCAACCAGTTCCGCAGCCTCTCCGAGAAGGCGCGCCATTCCGTCACGTTGCTCGGTGACGTGAGTGCAGCCGGCGGCGGCGGAAGCTGCTGGGGCGGCTGCGGTGGCGCTGGCGAGGGCGTGGCGCAGGCCGTCAGCATCAGCGCGAGCAGCATCAGCGCGAGCCTGAGCGGTGCGCAGGGTCTGGTGGAGGTCATGGTCGATCCCCTGGTTGGCGCGGGCGCGTTCGCGGGCCAGTTCGCGGGCCTGCTCTGCGGCGGCGGCGGCGGCCTGGGCGTGTTCGAGCTGGGCGCTGGTGCGGCCGGCGCGGTAGGCGGCTGTGAGCGCGGATGCGGCGGCGGCGACGATGGCCGCCGCCAGCACGGCGCGCAGGGCGTACTGGATCACGCCTGGGCCGCCTGTGGTTCGGCTGCGGGCGCCGGGGCGGCCGGCGGCTGTGCGGCGGGCTCGGCGGGCTTGGGCTGGAGCTGCGGCGCCAGCTCGGCGCGGATGGCCTGCACGAGCGGGTCGACCTGGGCGTGAGGCTGCTGGCCCAGGTGGCGGAGCATGGCGTCGACGAGGCCGAGCGTCAGCGTGACGGGCGTGGCGGCGGTCAGTTGGGGTTGGGTCACTGGGCGCTCCAGGGCAGCGTGGCCATGATGGTGGGGGGATTGACGAGTGCGTCGAGCTGGCCGGCGACAGCGGCCTCCGTGGCCTCACGGTCGACGCCGGACGACCAGACCCAGCCGAGCACCTGGGGCTCCGTGAGTTGGTCGAAGGGGGTGAAGCCCTCACCCGGGGACTCGGGCACCGTGAAGCCGACCGACCCGTAGGCCGATGCGCTGTGCTCGCCCTCGGTGCGCGTGAGCCGCCAGCCGACCTCGACCACGACGTCGGTGGCGTCGCCGGCCTGCGGCATCTTGCGCATCCACTCGATTTTCCAGTTCATGATGTTCATGATTCGCTCCATCAGTTGAGGTCAGCCCACGCGCCGCCAGCGCGGACGCGGAGTTTGTTGGTGGCGCTGTTGTAGTAGACGTCGCCGTCTTCGACGTTGACCGTGGGGTCGGCTGCGAGGGGCACGAAGCGGGTCTGTCCACCGGGCTTAAGAGCCAGAACCACAGAGCCGCGCGAGTTGTGGCCCAACTGCATTGCGTCGTTGGTGCGATCGGCCCAGATTTGCCAGTTTCTCTGACCCGCGTTTTCAAACGCGATACCAGCGCTATTGGTGCCCGCATTTGTCGCGGACACCCACACCTGGGTATTGCCGTTTTGGTTAAGGTGCAGCAGATACTGCGGGTTGCTTGTATTGATGCCGACGTTGCCCGCGCTGTCGATGCGCATGCGCTCGGCCGCACTCGTCTGGAAAGTTAAGATGCTCCCGTTGAGTGTCAGTGGCCCATAAACAGTGTTTGCGGCATCAACAGCATTCAGTCTAAATAGAGTGCCCGCAGCGTCGTCAAAATAACCACGAAATGTTCCGGTAACGATGTCAAGTTTTCCGGCTGGCGCCGTGGTGCCGATGCCGACATTACCTGTGCCAGTAATGCGCATACGCTCTTGCGAGTTAGTTTGGAAAACCAGCGGAGTTGCCTGGAACGCAGCCAGATACGCGGTACTGGTGTCGATAGCGAAGCCGAAGCTGTTTGAGCCACTGCCAACACGTATTTCGTTGTAGCCACTCGCTGCGTAAACATGTAGTTTGGTCGCAGGACTCGTCGTCCCAATTCCCACATTCCCAGCACTGCTGATCCGCATCGCCTCCAGCCCACCCGTACTCCACGCCACCGTGTTGGCCGCCGGGAACCACATCCCGGTGTCCAAGTCACCCGTGGCCGCCAGAGACGGCAGGAGCGCGGTACCTGCGGCGAGGGAGAGGACGCCGGAGATGGTCGGGTTGCTGAGCGTTGGGGAGGTCGCCCGCACCACATTGCCGGTGCCGGTCGGCGTGCCCAGGCCCAGGCTGACCAGCGCGTCGGCCGGGGTCTTGCGGGTCCAGGCGGTGCCGTTGGAAACGAGGAAGCCGTCGGCCGCGTGCGTCAGCGCCGCGATGGCCGTGAGGTCACTGTCGAGCGGCTGGGCGTCGGTGATGCCGAAGCCGCTGAGCGTGGTGGGCTTGCCGGTGATCGAGGCCCAGGCCGGGGTGATGGTGACGGCGGCGCCGACGGCCGTGACGCGGCCCTTGGCGTCGACCGTGAAGGGGCGCACCTGCGTCGCGCTGTCGTTGTAGGTGCCCGCCGCAACGCCGCTGTTCGCCAGCGTGAGCGCGATGCTCGTGGCGCCCGAGCCGCTGGCGTCGCCGGTCACGGTGACGGTCTGGTTGCCGGTCAGGAAGCTCGAGGTGTCCAGCGACCAGGTATTCGCGGCCGTCTTGCGCAGCAGGCCCGCAGTGCCGGCCAGCGCGGCGATGGCCTGCAGGTCAGCGTCGTAGGCCTGCACGTCGGTGCCCGGAACCAGGCTGAGCGCCGTGCGCTGGGCGGCAGCGTCGGCAGCGGTGAGCACGGAGCGGCCGGCTGCCGTGCTGTCGGTGATGTCGGCGGCGGCCAGCGTCACGGTGCCGGTGCGGCCGGCCACGCTCTGCACCGGTGCGGCGGCTGCCGCTTCGGCGGCGGTGGTGTACTGGCTGTGCGGGTCAGCGGCGGCCAGGTGGGTGGCCATGCTGTTGGTGGCGGCGCCCACGGCCTCCTTGCCGTCGAGCGCGGTCTGCAGGCCGGTGACGGTGTTGATGGCCTGCGTGCCCGTGTGCGTGCTGCGGTCACGGAGTTGCGCGTCGCTGCTGTTGGCGGTGGCGCCGGCCGCGATGCCGTCGAGCTTGGTTTTGTCGGCCGCGGCCATGAAGCCGGCGGTGCTGGTGGTGGCGTCAGCGTGGGCCGCGCCGCCGGTGCCGACGTGCGCGGTGAGCTGGGCCTGCAACTTGCCCAGGGCGGAGAGGATGCTGTCGGCCGCGGTGACGGCGGCAGACACGGCCGTGGACAGGCCCGTGAGCACGACGGCGCGCACCCGGGCGGCGGTGGTGTACTGGGTGTGCGGATCGGCCGCGGCTTCGTGCGCGGTGACGGCCGCGGCGGCGGTGCCGGCGGCATCAGCGCCTACGTCGGCCGGGGTGAGCGTCACGGCGCCGGTCTTTCCCGCAACCGACTGCACCGGGGCAGCCGCGGCGGCTTCGGCGGTGGTGGTGTACTGGCTGTGCGGGTCAGCCGCCGCCAGGTGCGACGACATGCTCGACGCGGCGGCGCCCAGCGGTTCGGCGCCGATGTCGGCCGGGCTGAGCGCGTCAGAGCCGCCGGTGGCGTGCGTGGCTTTGTGCGCGGTGGGCGCGCGCGCGTTGGTCAGGCGCGGATCGGCGTTCACCACGGCGGTGCCGGTGACGGCCGAAGGCGGCAGGCCGGTCAGCAGGCTCTGGTCGAAGCTCAGCGTCTGCGTGTTGGGGTTGTAGACCAGCGGGCTGAGCACGGCGGCCACGCCGCCGGGCGTGAGCACCTCCACCACCGTGGCCGTGCTTTGCAGCACGTCGATGACGGCCGGCGGCTGCTCGATGACGTCGATGATGATGCTCATCGCGTGACCTCCGGGCGGATCTCGGCCTGGCCCTGCATGAGCCGGATGGCGCGGCCGTCTGGCGGCACGAGCTCGATGTCGTACACGGCCCAGACTTGCTGCCGCACGGCGATGGCGGCGGTGGCTTCGTCGGTGGCTTCGATGTCGATGGTGCCGAGCGCGCCGCCTAGCGTGATGCCGCCGCCCGGGGCGCTGGTGAAGGACAGCATGGCCGCGGTGCTGTCGAAGCTCTCACGCACCTGCATGCGGGCGGTGTAGCCGGTGAGGTCGATGAGCGCGCCCGCGCTGGTCTTGTAGCGCAGGTGCAAGGCGAAGGTGGCGCCCTGCTCGATGATGATGTCGTAGGTGGTCGCGGGCATCGGGTGGCCTTTCAGGCGAAGGCGGTGAGGGCCTGCTCGGCGTACTGGCGGCGCTCGGCGGCGTGCAGCATGGCGGGGCCGTTGACGGCGCGGGTGATGGCGTCCCACTGCGCCGAGTCGGCCAGGATGGAGAGCTTGCGGCTGTGCCAGAACCAGGCGGCGGTGAGGCAGGCGTCGGGCGGCAGCGCGACGAGTTCGGGCTGCTCCACGTAGGGGCGACCGAGCGCGGTGGCCGCGTCGGCGTAGTTGGCGCGGCCCGTGAGCTGCACGATGCCGCGGCCCCGGTAGCGCCAGCCGTCGCCCGAGGCTTCGTCGCCGTTGCCCAGGCGCCCGCTGTAGACCCGGTTGGCCAGGGCCTGCGGCTGGCGCACCAGGCGCGCGGCGTCGGCCAGGCTGGGCACGCGGCTGGGGAACACGGCGCGGATGCGCTCGGGCGTGCTGTAGCTCAGGCCCTCTTCCAGCCGGGCGAAGCCGGCGGATTCGATGCGGCACTGCGCGATGAAGCCGGCCAGCCTGGCGGGCGTGTCGATGGCGAAGCGCGCGCACGCAGCGGCCAGCGGCTCGGCGAACTGCCGGGCCTGCGTGGGCGCCAGGCCGGCGGCGATGAGGCTGCCTACCGTCACCAGGCTCATGGCTGCGGCTCCTGCGGCTGCTGCAGGGCCGGCTGCTGCACGAGCCGGGCCACGATGACCAGCAGGCCCAGCACCGCGGGCACGCGCTCGGGCGGCACGCCGACGAGGCCGACGATGGCGGCCTGCAGGTCAACCGGCAGGCTGCCCCACGCGACGAGCAGGGCGGCCAGTTGCACGGACCACAGGCGCGGGGCCTGGCGGAGGTTGTCGATGAGCTTCATGTCGTGGCCTTTGCCTTGAGGATGGCGGCCAGCGCAGGCCAGCCGCCGAGGGTGTAGATGGCGAGCAGCGCAACGGCGGCCCAGAGCAGCTTGTCGAACATGAACTTCACGCCGCCGAGCAGCCAGCCGCCCGCCGCTTCACGCGCCTGGCGGCGCATGGCTTCACGCCCGGCCTGCCAGGTGGCGGGGTTGCCCACGGCCTGCACGATGCCCTGCGCCATGAGCTGCGGGATGCGCTGCTCCATCTCAGCGTGCTGGGTGGCCAGGCGCTGGGTGGCGAGCGTGAGCTCGGCAATCTGCTGGGCCAGCATGCGGTGGTGTTCGGCCCACACGTCGCGCTGGGCCTCGACCGCGTCCATGCGGTCGTGCAGGGCGGCTACGTCGTCGATGGGGGGCAGGCTCATCGGCGCCTCGGGTCAGGGGAGTTTGGGGAATCGGGTCTGCCGCGGCACGACGGGCAGGCGCACGTTGGCGGGGCCGACAAACGAGAAGATGCCGGCCACCTCCATGTCGCGCCGGTGGAAGGTGGCCAGCCGCTCGTCGAAGCGCACGGCTTCGAGGCCGGTGTCGGCCGGCGTGGTGCCGTCGTCGCGCAGGGTCGGCCAGTGGCCGGTGTAGGTGGCCATGGCTCAGTATTCGGGGATGTAGATGTTGTGCACCGTGAATGCGTTTGCGCTTGAGTTGCGCGCGCCGTAGCACACGCCTGCATAGCTGGTGCCGTTGGCTGTCCATGTGACTCGGTCGCCGTTGTTCAGGCCAGCCCGGTCGGTGAACAGGTCACGCAGCAGCCCGCGCGGCCAGTTGGCGTAGTACACCGACGCAGAAGCCCCGCCGCGCCCGGTGAAAAACACCCGGCTGACCCAGGGCCTGCCGGCGGTATACGAGTTCACGGCCGGTGCATTCCACGGCCCGGGCAGCACCAGATTCGATCCGTTCAGGTTCCAGACGCAGTACGAGCCCTGCGACACGAAGAAGTTGTTGGTGTTGCCCACCGTGGTCATGGGCTCGCGGGTGGATGAGCCCAGATCGGTGCGGCCCGCACTGGCTGCCGACACCAGGCTGATGTTCACGATGACGAGCGGGAAGGGGTCGTCAGCCGTGCTGTAGAAGCTGTCATACAGGCCCACGTACCAGCCGAAGCGGGAGGTGGTGGTGCCCGTCCACGCGGCGAGGGCCAGGCGGTCGATGAGGGCCGAGTAGGCGTAGGTAAAGGCCGTGGTGGGCAGCAGGTGGCTCAGTGTGAAGCCGGCCGGCAGCGCCGCGGGCGACTGGGGGGTGATGTAGCCGGTGCCGGGCACCAGGCCGGTGGTGCTGGGCGCGAAGCGGATGGCCAGGTCGTTGGTGGCGTCCCAGTCTTCCATGACGCAGGAGTACAGGGTCGTCTGCGCGCTGGTGTCGTAGCCCAGGGCGAAGTACCAGTCGGCCCCGAAGAAGTTGCTCGCCGCCGGGCTCTTGTAGACGGCCCACGTCACGCCGCCTGAAGCCAGCCCGGTTTCGACGCGGGTGTAGCCCACGGCCACGAGGTCGGGGTCGATCAGGTCGAACAGCGCTTTGGCGGGCGTGGCGCTGGTGATGCTGCCGGTCTTGTAGGTCATGCGCCTTCCCCTTCGGTCGGCGCGGGCCGCGCGGCCCAGGCGTGGCCGTTCCAGTAGACCTCCTCGTCGTGGCCCGCCGTGGGCTTCGGCGCGACGATCACGTAGCCGAGCTCGTGCGCCCGCTCGGCACTCACGCCCTCGGGCAGCGGCGCAGGCTCGGCGCCGGCTTGGCTGTAAAGCTGGATGTAGCTCATGCGAACTTCTCGACCCGCAGGTCGGCCAGGGTGAAGGTGCGCGAGCCGGTCGCGCGGTTGCGGATGCCGACATGCAGCACGCTGGAGTTGCTGCCCTCGATGTAGACCGGCGCGGTGGCGTCGAAGGCGGTGCCGTCGCAGTCAACGGCCTCGAACCACAGGTTGCCGCCGCCGCTGCCGGCGTCACGCACCTGCACGTCGAACAGGCCGCCGGCGGTGGCCGTGATGCGCAGCCGGCTCATCAGGCCGCGCACGCACACGGCAGAGACGGCCGTCCAGGCGTAGGCACTCTGCCCGCCGGCCTGCGTGCCCAGGCCGACGTTCGTCTTCGTGACCTTGGCCGAGCCGCTGCCGCCGCCTGCGCTGGGCTGCGCGTTGGCGATCTGCAGCGTCTGCACCAGGTTGACCGAGCTGTCAGTGCCGGCCGAGTTGCGGATGGTCAGCGGGTAGGTGACGGTGACCAGCGCGGCCGGGGGGCTGCCGGGGTGGGCGCTGCCGGCGGCGTGGTCGGCCACCACGCAGCGGCGGCTGCCCGAGCCGCTGCGCGCGCCGGGCACCAGGTAGTTGGCGGGGCTGACTGTGGGCGTGCCGACCGTGAAGCGGCCCGGGGCCAGCGTGGTGTGGAAGGTCATCGGCCGGTTGCCTTCGGTCACGCGGATCTGCGTGCCGCTGCCGGCCCAGCTGGTGACCAGGCCCGCCGCGTCAGCGGCCAGGGTGACGACCGGGGCGCTGAGCAGCTCCTCCGTCGTGTCGCCGATGACGCCGCTCGGGTCTACGGTGGTGGGGTCGCCGGTGGTGAGGTCGGAGTACACCGCGGGGTCGTGCTCGGCCAGCGCCAGGCGCCAGCGGCCGTGGCCTGGCATCTCCACGGCGGTGACGCGGAACTTCGCGGCCGTGAGGCCGAGCGGGTGCGTGACCTGGATCACGTCGCCCACTTCGTGGCGCACGCCCACATCGAACACCTCGATGCTGGTGCTGCGGTCGGTCAGCGTGAGCTTGAGCAGGCGCTCGGCGGCCTCACGGGCGGCCTGGCCGGCGCGCTGGATGCCGGGCAGCCGCACCTGGGACAGCCGCCAGGGCCGCGTGCTGCCGGCGCCGGTGAGCTGCGCCAGCTGGCTGCGCTCGCGCCAGGGGATGACGCTGCGGTCGGTCCACATCACCTCCACCACGGTGGGCTGGCTGGACATGTCGCGCAGGGCCAAAGGCTCGATGCTGGCGATCTGCCCGCTGGCGTGGCTGTAGCTGGCCACGGCGGCGGTGTCGGCGTCAGCGATCAGGCGCATGCCGGCGGCGCCGGGCACCACCCAGCAGCCGGCGTAGGCGCGCAGAGCTTCGAGCACTTCGCTGGCCGGCGTGGCCTGCACGAAGGACAGGCCCATGAGCCGGCGGCGCTGGCTGCTGGTGCCCACATAGGCTTCGTTGGCGTTGGCCACCGTGGCCACGGTGGCCCAGTCCACCGCGCGGCCGCAGCCGTAGCTGCTGTTGGCCAGCCAGTCGGCCAGGCACAGGGCGGGCACGTTGCTCCACTGCCAGGTGCTCGGGTCAGCCAGGCGCTGCGAGCCGCTGCCGCCGGGCTGGGTACTGTCTTCGCGCGGGTCATACACCTTGCGGCCGGTGACGACGGCGGCGAGGTCGAGCCTGCCCTCGAAGGCGCGGATGGGCAGGTCTACCACGCTGTAGGCGTAGCCCTGCAGGGTGTCGGTGTAGGTGATGCCCGCCGCGGTGAAGGCGGCCACCAGGGCCGGGTCTGCCGTGGTCTGGCTGCCGAGGTAGGTGGTGACGGTGGCGCCGGTGGGCAGGGCCTGGTCACTGAGCGTGACGTCGGACACGCTGCCCAGGGCGTAGCCCCACAGCACGCTCACGAGCACGTTGGTGCTGCTGGCGCTGGGGCGGATCACGTTGAGGATGAGCCCGCCGATGCGGTCTTGCCCGTAGGTCAGCGGGATCACCGAGCGCTGGCCGGCGGCGCCGAGCTGCCGCTCGCCGCGGGCGGCGCTGTTCAGCGCGCTGGCCGGCGGGATCTGCAGGTGGCCGTACTGGAGGTCTACGACGGCCACGCGCTACACCTCCAGCAGGCGCACGGTGGCTTCCCACCGGTCACCCACGCGGCGGTACTGCGGCGGGGCCACGAAGCGCACGGTGTAGGTCACGCGGTCGGCCGGCCAGGTGTAGCTCACGTCAGCCAGCTTCTCGGCGCCGTAGAAGGTCTCCAGCGTGCTGCGCTCGGCGCTGGTGAGCAGGTGCCGCACCTCGAAGGCGCGCTTGTCCGCCGGGTACATGACGCGCACGCGCAGGGCGCCGTTCGTGGCGCGGGCGGGGATGACGCCGCCGTCACGCTCTTCGGTGCTGTCACGCAGGGTCAGCAGGGCGGGATAGGTGGCCATGGTCAGCGGCGCTCCAGTCGGTAGTCCTGGCCGTTGAGCCGAATGACGCTGCCCGACGGCAGCAACTGCCCGAAGCCATTCGCCGCGGTGACGAACTGGCGCGGGGTGAGCGTGGCTTCGGCGGCGTCACGCAGGGCGATGGTGACTTCCGTTTCAGAGATGGTGGCGCCGGCACCCACGGCGTCGGCCAGCCACACCACGTCGGCCGTGGCGGTGGCGGCTGCGTCATAGGCCCAGATGCGGATGCTGCGGTCTTGAACACCTTCGGCCAGCACCAGCGTGCCCGCGGCGCCGTCGCGGTTGTCGAGCACGAGCGAGCCGCGCACCTGCAGGGCGGCCACCTGCAGGCCTTCGATGCGCATGGCTTGCGCGCTCCAGGTGTTGCCGTTCCAGGTCAGCGTGCTGAAGCTGCTCCACCGGCGCACGGTGTCGAAGCCGGCCTCCACCAGCAGCGCGGGGCGCTGCACCGGGCCGCCCAGCGCGGCCGAGAGCGCGGCGGTGAGGTTCTTCACGGCGCGACCTGCACTTCGCTGCCGCCCGGCACGGTGATGGCCACGCGCGGCGCGGTGCGCAGGGTGTCGCGCACTTCGCGCAGCACGGCCACGGCGTCGGCAATGCCGCGGTCGATGCTACCCAGGGCCACCACGGCGGGGCTCTCGGTGGCCTGCGCACCGGGCGCGGCGCCTGGGGGCGTGAGCGCGCCGGTGTTGGGGGCCAAGCCGGCGGTGCTGAGCAGGTCACCACCGTCGGTTCCGAAGTAATCGGCCAAGCCGGCGAAGGTGTCGCTCACGCCCAGCAGCGCGGCGAGCTGGCGGCGGCCGGCTTCGGTGCTGGTGTCCACACTCTCCAGCAGGGAGCGGAACTCGCCGCGCGTGTCCAGGCCGGCGAGCTGCCCTTCGGTGAAGCCGGCGCCGAGCAAGGTGTCGCGGATCTCGCGTGACTGCAGGCCGGCGATTTCCTCGCGGCTGAAGTAGTTCTGGACGAAGCCCTGGGTCTGCTGGCCCAGCGCTTCGATGCCGCCCGCGAAGTCGACGAGCTGCTTCATCGCGTCGCCGCTCAGATCGGAGACGCGCAGGAAGACGCCGCCCAGGGGCTCCATGTAGCGCTGCAGGGCGACCATGCCGCTCTGCAGCTCGGCGATGGCCTGCACGGTGCCGCCCAGCAGGTCGGTGGCGGCTTCCAGGTTGCCGTCGCCCAGCTTGGCGAGCTCGGCGTCAAAGGCCTCCAGCTGCTCACGCGCCCAGGCGGGCAGCTCCAGGCTGTCGAGCGCGCTGCGCGTGGCGCGCACCACATCCATGCCGAAGGCCTCGAAGCCGGCGCGCGGGTCGCTGGCGTACTTGGCCCAGTCGGTGCCGCCGATGTCGGCCAGGGTGCGGCCGCCCATGGTGAGCTGCAAATTGCCGATGCTGGCGTCGTTGCCGTCGGCCGCGAAGGCGATGGTGCTGGTGGCGTTGGCCGGGCCACCGAAGGCGCCGCTCAGGGCGTTGACGCTGCCCGTGCTGGCCATGCCCAGGGCGCGCAGGGCCTGGTCAGTGCCGCGGTCGAAGCCGACGACGCCGGGCATGTAGACCTGCGTGCCGTCACCCAGGGTGCGGATGGCGCTGCCCATGTGCGGTGTGCCGGCGCCGCCCGAGAAGATCTTGTCGAGCCAGGCGCCGATGGTGTTGCCCAGCATGGCGCCCATGGGGCCGCCGAAATACTGGCCCACCGCCGTGCCGATGGCCTGGCCCCACTTCCCATCATCAGCGGCCTGCAGGGCCTGGATGTAGCCCGCCGCGTTGCTCAGCGTGTTGGCCACGCTGCCCAGCTTGTTGGCGTTCTCCATCATCCACGAGCCGGCCTGGTTGAGCGCGCCGCTCGTGTTGCGCGTGAGCCAGTCGCCCAGATCGTTGGCGCCGAAGGCCACGCTGTCACCGAAGCCGCGGCCCATGCTGAAGCCGCCGCCGGCCTGCGGGCGGCCCTGGGCGTCGGTGTTGCCCATGAATGCGTTCATGGCGCCGGCCAACTGGCGGGCGAAGGGGCGCACGACGGCTTCGATGGCGGGGCGCAGCACGAGGCTGCGAAACAGGCCCTTGAGGTACTCGGCCGCGTTCTTGCCGCCGTTCATCAACGCGTCAGTCAGCGCTTGGCCGATCTGGTCAGAGGTGCGCTGCCACTCGGCCTCGATCTGGCGGGTTTGCTCGATGCTTTCGCGCGTGGCCTCGCGGCTGACCACCGCGTCACGGATCTTGTCGGCGTACAGCTCGTAGGCGGCGCTGCCCTTTTCCAGGCCCAGCCGCTCCAGCTGCAGCAGGGCGATGGCGACCTCGCGCTCGGTGTTGCTCATGGTGAGCGCGGCGGTTTCGTCCTGGATGGCGCGCACCATCTCCTGCGCGCCAGCCAGCGAACGGTCGGCCGCGGCTTCGGCGGCGTCGACGTTGGCTTGCTCGCGCAGCGAGCGGGCGGCGGCCAGCTCCAGCTCGGCCTGGGTGCTTTTGCGAAGCTGCTCGTCGAGCTGGGCTTCGGCGCGTTCGTAGGCGGCGATGGCCTTGAGCGAACGCTCGGCCATGAGGGCGCGCTCGGCTTGGGCGCGCTTGGCGGCTTCGGCGGCCACTGTGGTGTCGGGTGGAGCCTCTCGCGGCAGGGTGGGCACGATGTCGCCGCGGCCGCGGTCGCCTTGGAGCTTCTCGAGTTCCAAGCGTAGTTTGAAGATCTCTTCACGGCGCGCGGCGATGGTGGCGCGAATGTTGTCTGCGCCGGCCGTGCGGCCGCCCGCCACGGCGCGCGCCAGTGCCGCCTCGGAGCGTTCGTTGAGCCTCTCCAGGCTGTCGATGGTGTCGCGGATGCCTTCCACGGTGCGCGCCTGCGCGGCGCCGTAGGCCAAGCTGCCGCCCACCACGGCGCCGATGCCCAGCAGCGCCAGCACCAGCGGGTTGGCCGCCAGGGCGGCGCCCAGCGTGGCCACGGCGCCGCGCAGGAGCTTGATGCCGTCCACGATGGCCGGCAGCGCAGCCAGCAGGGCGGCACCGCTGAGGCTGCCCAGCACGGCGGCGATGGTGGGGCCGTTTTCGCGCAGCACGGCGCCCAGCGAGTCCAGCGTGCCCGAGAGGCCGCTCAGCGCCTTCGCCAGGGTGCTGGAGGCACCGGTGGCGGTGTCCATGTCGCCTACGAAGCGGGTGGCGCTGTTGCGCAGCTGCGTGAGCGCGCCGCCCACGGTGAGGGCCGAGCCGCCGAGCTCGGAGCGCAGGGCCTCACCCTGCGATTCCAGCGCGCGCAGCACCTCGGCGGCGGTGATCTTGCCTTGCTGCCCCAGCTCGCGCAGCTGCCCGATGCTCACGCCCAGGCCGTCGGCCAGGGCACGCGCCAGGCGCGGCGTTTGCTCCATCACGGAGTTGAGCTCTTCGCCGCGCAGGGCGCCGGCGGCCAGGCCCTGGCCCAGCTGCACCAGCGCGGCCTGAGCGCCGGCCGCCGAGCTGCCCGACAGGGTGATGGCCGTGCCGATGGCTTCGGTGATGCGCAGCAGCCTGTCCTGGCTGACGCCCAGCCCTTCGGTGGCCCTGGCGATGCTGGCGAAGGTGCCGCCCAGCTCGGTGAAGCTCACGCGCGAGCGCTGGGCGATCTGGAACAGCGCGTCATAGGCCTGGCTGGCCTGCTGCGTGTTGCCGGTGGCCAGGCGCAGCTGGCTGTTCAGGTTGGTGACGGCGTCAGCGGCCTGCACGAGCTGGCCCACCGTGGCCGCGCCGATGAGGCCCGCGAACACGTTGCGCAGGCTGCCCACGGTGCGCTCTACCGCGGCGCCCGCGGCGCCCAGGCGCTCCATGCCGCCGGCGGCCTGGTCAAGCTCGCCGCGCACCTGGGCGGCGCCCGTGGCCGACAGGCGTATGCCGATGTTCGCGGTGGTCATGCCTCAGCCCTCAGCGGGTTGGGGTGCGTGCTCGGCGTCCACCTCCAGCACGGCCTTTTCGGCCGCCTGGATGCAGGCGAGCACCTCGCGCAGCTCTTCGCCGCGCAGGTGCTCCACCTGGCGCAGCCAGGCCAGCACGGCGGTGTAGTCCAGGCCGGTACGGCCGCCCATGCCCGCGCGCCACTGCGTCTGCAGCGCCGACCAGCAGCGCCACGCCACCAGGTTGCAGGGCCACAGCACCAGCTCGGGCTGCGGCGCGCCCGCGAAGAACGCGCCCAGCGCCGGGTCCACCAGGCGGGCCGCCTGGCGCTGCTGGTAGGCGTGTTCGACGCTCGCACGGGCGACCGCGGCTAGTTTTTTGCCTTGGCCCCGACGTCCTCGATGTAGGCGCGGAGCATGAGCTTGGAAATGCCGGGGATCTTCATCAGCTCGCGCAGTGCGCCTTCCGTGAAGGGCAGCTCGCCGTCTTCGCCCTTGACACCACCCCAGCCGGTGACGATGTCGGCCAGGAAGTCGGCGATGAGCGAGTCGCGCTCGGCCAGCTTGTCGGCCAGGGCGGCGTCATCGAGCCGGCGCGCGAGAAACCAGAAGTCGAACGGCTGCGGGCCGTCTTGGTTGGCGATGGTGCCCCGCACCGTGCAGCGCACGATGTCGGAGACCTGGATCTTGATGGCCATGGGTTTGGGTCCGATACCAAGCGGGTCCGATCAGAAGGTGGGGCGCGGCGTGCCGGACTCGGACCCATCGGATCCGGCGCGGGAGGAGGAGCCGCTGCCGCGCCCCGAACCGATCACGCGTAGGTGATGAAGCGGCCCAGCATGGCGATGCCGGCCTGCACCGAGTTGACCTGGTTGCGCTGCATGCTGGGCATCTCGGAGACCGTGAGGTGCCCGTAGCCGTAGCCCGTGCCGCCGCCGGCCATCACGACCTTGAAGGCGACTTTCGCCAAGCGGCGGCTGATGTCCAACATGGTCTGGTAGCCGGCGAGGTTGGGGTCGTGCGCGAGCGTGAGCGTGAGCTGAGTCGGGTTGAAGCCGGTGGGCACCGCGATCGAGTTCCGACGTGCCAGCAGCTCGACGTTGGTGAACCGGGCGTCACCGCCCTGGGCCGCGATGTTCAGCACCTGCGGGATCTCGACCCAGCTGCTGATCTTCTGGCTGGAGCCGGCACCGGCACCGGCCGCGAACCAGGTGGTGTCGGTGCTGTTCAGGCCGAGCAACTGGTACGTGTCGACGGTCTGCTGGTCGACCTTGAAGACGCTGTCGGTGGCGTCTTCCCAGCCGCTCGTGAGCAGCACTTCGTCGGCGTCGGAGTAGCCGTGCGCGGTGGCCGTGGCCACGGCGGGGTTGGCGTTGCTGATGCCGCTGATGGTCTTGGCGGCCGCGAAGGTCTGGCTGATGTAGAACTTCGAGCCTTCGGCAAAGTAGAAGGACATGGTGGGCTCCGGTCAGGAAAGGGTGGTGCCCGCGGTGCGGATGCGGGCAGAGAGGACCAGGGTCGCGGCGGCGAACTTCTCGGCCTCGGCGTCGAAGTCGTAGGCCAGCTGCAGGGGCTCGAGGCCGGCGGTGATCTGGCCGGCGAGCGTGGGGTCGGCCATCAGCCGGCCGTAGACGGCGCCGACGAGGGCGTCGATGGCGGCGTCGGGCGTGGTGCTGGTGGTGCGGGCGTAGCACTCCACAGCCACCCGCACGCGCCAGCTCTCGGGGCCGCCGAAGCCGTACAGGGCGGCCTCTTCGCGGGTGGCGTCGAGGGGCCGCACCGCCACGGCCGAGGCGGTGGCCTCGCTCCAGGGGCGCAGCCGCACGCGGGCCACGTTGGCCGAGACGGCCGGCGCCGCCTGCAGGGCCGCCACCACCGCGCCGACGACCTGGCCGACGATGGTGGTCATGCGGCCTCCAGCATGAGCCGGCTGCTGCCCGTGCCGTCAGGCTGGTGCGCTGCGATCACGTAGGCCCGGCCACGCACCACCACGCTCTTGCCCTCGGGGCTGCGCGGCACGCTGGCCGTGGGCACTTCGAGCATGGGCCCCGTGCTGGCCATGCCCAGCGCGCCCACGTCGCCAGCGGTGTAGCCGTTGGAGAAGATGCCCGCCACCTGCACGGCCTCGATCTGCGCGACCACGTTTGCCAGGCGTGCGAACACACTGGCATTGAGGCGCGCTTCGAGGGCGGCGAAGGGGGCGGCGGGCATGGCCTGGGCCGTGGGTCAGACGGTGGCGTTCAGCCGCACGAAGGCGGTGGTCTGGCCGTTCGTCTTGGCGACGGTCAGCGCGCCCACCTTCAGGTTCGAGCCCGCCGTGGTGGTGATGCGCTTGTTGGTGTTGTCCCAGTAGACGATGGTGCCGACGCTGCCCGTGTCGGTGCCCAGCGCGGTGAGTTCACAGACGCCTTCCAGCGCCATTTCGACGGTGGCGCCGCTGAGGGCGGCGCTGGTGGCAACGCCGAAGAAAGAGCCCACCTGCATGCCGGCGCCCGAGGCGACGTCGTAGGGAGCGGCGACGGTGAGCACGTCACCGTCCTGGATCATGTTGCGCATGGTGCTGTTCCTTGCTGCTGATGTGCGGTGGCGGCGTCAGCCGGGCGCAAAGTGCGCCCGGCCGGCGTCATCAGGCGCCGTTGGCCTTGTAGAGACCGCGGAAGTCGATCGCCTTGGCACCGAAGTCCAGGCGGCACTTGTAGGAGACACCGTCGACCTCGAAGCCGACGTCGCTCTCGATGACCGGGCCTTCGGCACCGTCGAGGTAGCAGTACTCGACCGTGTCGACCTGCGAGCTGGCGGCGGCCAGGTACCACGCCGAGGCGCTGGAGGCATCCAGCAGCGGCTCGACCACGGGCTCCAGCGCGGTGCGGCCACCGGTGCGGAACTCGTTGATGTTGCTCGGCTGGGCCGGCATGTACTGGTTGCTGGTGAGCTGGTAGGCGGTTTGCTCCAGCGCGGCCGGCACGATCAGGAAGCTCGGCGCGAGGTTGAGCTCTTCGCCGGCAAGGCCCTTCTGCACGCGCATGGCGGCGCGCGCCGTGGACAGGCTGGACAGCTGCAGGGCACTGCCGGCTCCGGTGCCCAGGTTGGCGTGGCCGCCCGCCGTGGTGATGGCCGTGCTGTTGAACAGCGCGCCGCCGTCGGACAGGTTGGCGTTGGCCGTGAGCTGGCTGTAGACCGTGCGGTTCTCCAGCCGGCGAGCGGCGAAGCCGAATGCCGTGACCAGGCGGTCGAAGGCGCGCAGGTCGTCGTTGATGATGGCCTGGCGGGTCAGGCTGACGATGCGGCCGTAGGTGATGACGGCGTAGGTCTCGGCGCCGTCGCGCATCGTGCCGTACTTGAACTCGCCGTGCTCGTTGGTCTGCAGCAGGTCGGGGGCACCCGAGAGCTGCACGACGCTGACGTTCTTGAAGTCGGGCGCGTTCGGGCCGCGGCGAGCCCACATGGCGTAGGTGCCCGGGTTCTCGTCGTAGGCGCCACGCAGGCGCTTGTTGGCGACGTTGGCGAACAGCGACGAGAAGTCGCTGGTGGTGTGCATGCCGCCGGCACGGAAGTGCAGGATGCGGCCGGCGAGCGTGACGCGGTCCAGGCCGCGGGTCTGCTGGCCGTGGGCCTCCAGGAAGGCGCGGCCGATCTCCAGCAGCGACATGCCGCGGTACTGGCGGCCGTTGTCGTCGAGCGTGGTGCGCGGGGCGATGCGGTGCAGGATGGCCTGCTCGATGCCGGCCATGCGCGTGGCCATCTCGTCGCTGACGGTCTCGATGCGGGTGGCACCGACGTTGCGGTGGCCGCCGGCGGCGGCGTCACGCACGGCCAGCTCGGACAGCACGGCGGCGCGGGCGGCATCGAGGCCCTGCCCCGAGCGGATAAGGCCGGCGGCCAGCTGCGGCACGCCGTGGCGGACGCACAGGTCGGTGATGTCGGCGGCAACCTGCGCGGGCTGCGCGTCGGCTCGCTGCTGCTGCGCCGGCACGGCGGCGGGCGCGGAGTTGTCGGCGGTCGCGCCGCCGGGCTGGAGCGTTTCGTCCATGGACGTCCTCGAGTGGGTGGGTTGGGCAGGTGCCCGGGTGGTGTCGGCCGCGGGCGCAGGGGCCTGGGCCGAAACGAACAGGCACGGCGTGCCATGCGCGGGGTCCGCGCGAGTGCCGCTTCCGGCATCGGCGGGAATGGGGACGAACGAGAGTTCGGCGGGCTGCCAGGCGACAGCCCTGTAGAGCGGCACGGTGCCGCCGTCGGTGCGGTTGGCCGCAGCGACCACGTCGTAGCGCTGGACGTTGTAGCCCACGCTGATGTTGCGGATGATCCCGGCCTCGATGTCGCGCACCAGGCCGGCAAGCTCTTCGCGCTCGCTCAGGCGCAGCGTGGCGCGGCCCTCGCCGTTCTGGACGCTGGCGCGGAGCACGACGCCGATCTGCGAGTCGAGACCGTAGGCGCGGTGCGAGTCGAGCACCGGGGCGGCGCCGCTGGCCAGGCGTGACAGGTCGACGGCCTCGGCGCTGACGACGAGCTCTTCGTCATACGCTTGGCCAGTCCACCAGTCCATGCGGCGCACCTTGGCGCCGGTGGTCCAGATGACGTCGACGGTGCGCTCGGCAGCGTTAAAGCTGCTGGGCGCGATGCTGGCGGCGCGCTGCTGCGTGGGCAGCAGGTGCGAGTTGCCGGCAGAGGTTTGCGGGGTGGTCATGGCGCCCATGCTCGGGCGCCGGGTGTCTCAATTCCAGGAAAACTGAGACAAACTGCAGAAGCGCGCGGTCAGGCCGGCGCTGGCGGGTCGGCGCTGGCCGCGGACTGCCCCGTCTGCAGCTGCAGCAGCAGGTCCAGCGTGCCATCGGCGCGCAGGCGCTCGAAGTCGCTGCGCAGCTCGGCGAACACGAGGTCGGGCTTGTAGCCGCGGCGTCGCAGCTTCTCGCTGATGCTGGACAGGCCGCCCGAGATTTCGGCCAGGTCGGCCTGGACGTCTTGCTGCGGGTTGACGTAGTCCCACTTCGGGGTTGACCAGTCGACGGCGTATTCGGCGCGAGGCAGCGCGCCGCCGAGCACGGCGGCGTCGATGAAGGCCCGCCAAATCGGTACGCACAGCCGCGGGATGACGGTGAGCCACTGCAGCTGCTCGGCACTGCGGCGGAACTCCAGCAGCGCGACGCGGGCGCTGGAGAAGTTCACCTCCTTGACGTCGCCGGTGAGCATCTCGTAGGTGACGCCCATGCCGGCGGCGATGAGGTGCAGGTTGAACCGCAGGTAGTCGACATAGCCCGGGGCAGCCTTCGGCTCGATGACCGTGAGGTTCATGCCCGTGGGCACCTGGGTGATGCTGCCACTGGCGAGGGTGCCGAGTTCGCCGCTGGCGCGCACAGCCTGCTGCTCCTGGCTTTCGGTGAGCGACATCGCGCTGGGGTCGCCGCTGGCCAGCACGGCCAGGCGGGTTTCGAGGTTCTTTCGCTGGAGCTCAGCGTCTTCGTAGAGCTGCAGATCGCGCACCCGGGCAATGACCGGCGCCAAGCGGGGGAAGCCCCGGCCCTGGCCCGGCCGCTCGGGGTTGAACAGGTGGATGATGCTGGTCGCCGGCACGGGGTAGCTGGCCGCTCTGCCACGCCGCGGCAGCGTGACGTCGCCGGGGTGCTGGTCCCAGAGCCAGTAGGCACTGGGCCGGCCGAGGGTGTCGTACTCGATGCCGCCGACGATGGTGTTGCCGCTGGGCGAGGTGCCGGTCTTGGCGGTGTCGAGCCAGTCGATCTCCAGCAGCTGCAGCTGCAGGGGCACCGGCAGCCGGTCTTCCGGCCGGCGGGTGCGCAGGCGGATGAGAACCTCGCCGTCCTGCTCCATGGCGCGGTAGGCGGCGGCCTGCAGGCCGTAGACGTCGCTGCGGCCGTCAGCGTCGGCCACCTGCGCCCATTCGTTCCAGAGCCGGTCGATGTCGTCGGCGCGCGTGGCCAGGCTGCGCGGCGTGATTCCGGTGCCGATGATGTTCGCCACCAGGGCGTCGAGGCCGCGGCGCACGTAGGGCACGTTCTGCACCAGGGCGCGGCTGCGGGCGCGCAGGCTGGAGGCGTCGGCCAAGTGGTCGCTGTTGGCGCTGGCGCCCGAGCGGCGAGGTCGCCAGCCGTCGCGCAGGCTGGCGCCTTCGTAGGCCCGCGCCAACGCCTCGCGCGCACGCATGCGCTTGATGCCGGCGGCCGGCGCGACGAAGGAGACGAACCGATCGAGGAAGTTGGGCGCGGGTGCGTCGGCCATGGTCAGTCTCCGCGAGCGGTGCTGAAGCGCACGCTGTAGGCCCCGCGGCGCATGCCCGAGGTGTTGGCCTGGGCGTCAAGCTCGGCCTTGACGATGCGACGGGCGCGCTCCAGGTCGCTGATGCTGCGGTAGGTGACCTGGCGGTCGCCCTGCTGCACGGTGAGCTCGCCCGAAGCGATGGCCGCGTCGATGGCGGTGAGGTCGGCGGTGGTGAAGGCCATGGTCACTCCGAAACTACGGGGGCGGCTGTCTCATTTCCAGGAAACGTGAGACGGGCCGGCTCGGGCACACGGAACACCGCAGCGCCCTGCGCAGGCCGGCGGGCCTGCTTGAGCACGCGGTACACGGTGGCGCGGCTGATCTGCAGCCGGCGGGCCACCTCGGTGGCGTTGCGCCCGTCGAACAGGCGCAGCACGCTGGCGGCCAGCTCTTGCCGGGCGGTGGCCGGCTGGCTGGTGATGTAGCACTCCTCGCCCGCGAACTCGGCGCGCACCGCGGCCTGCAGCTGCTCCAGCCGCTCGGCAGGCAGGCCGGAAAGCCGGGGGTCGTCGGCCAGGTAGTCGAAGATCCGGTCGACCAGGTCGGGCTCGCGCTGTCGGCGCGGTGTCGGGCGGGCGGGGCGTGCTGCAGGTCGGGTGTTGTCGGCGGGCATGGCAGCAGGGCTGGGGGTCACCAGGCTCGGTGGAAGGGGCGGGATGAAGGGGGCGGCGGCGCCGGTTCGGCAGCGGGCTGCGTGGCAGGGGCCGACGGTCGGGAGGGTGGCGCCTCGACTGGGGCCGTTGCTGCGGCGGGCTCGGCCGGTGCGGCGCCTGCGTCGAACAGATCCCGCGCCTCCACCCGGCCCTGCCACTTGGCCCAGTCGCCTTCTTTCCAGCGGTCGATGCCGGCGAAGATGGCAGCGGCCAGGGCGTAGACGGCGCAGTCCAGCGCTTCGTTGCGGCGGCCGGCGGGCTTGACCCACTCCAGGCGCGGGCGGCCCTTCTGGTAGCGCGTGACCAGGCGCTCGGCGGTGAGCTGCTCGAAGACCTCGGGTGGCAGGTGGCGGCTGAGGTGCACGTAGCCGGGGCCGGGCTCGGTCAGGCGTAGGCGGCCGTAGATCTCGGCCTTGGCGGTGTCGGTGCCGATGGGCCAGAGCTTGACGCCGTGCTTGAGGCGCTGCCCGCGCCAGCTCACGTCCTGGTCGGTGGGCTTGCCGAGGATGGCTTTGCCGCCAATGCTGCTGCCCTTTACCGCGTAGACGTGGGCGTGCTGGTGCCGGCGCGCGTAGTCGTAGACGGCTTGGGTGTGGTGGCCGCCCGAGTCGCAGAACGCCGCCAGGATGGGCACCGGCCGGCCGCTGGCGTGCAGCACCGGGGTGCGGCGGTACTCGGTGAGTGCGGTCCACGGGCTGCCGGGCTCGCCCTCGGGCACGGCCGGGTCGCCGTAGAACACGGCGCGGTCGACCAGCTGGCGCTCCATGCCGCGGCCCCAGGCCCAGAGGTAGGCCTCGATGCGGTCGCCCTGGACGTCGGCGCCCAGGGTCATGACGTAGTGGCCCCAGGCGACGACGCGCAGCGGGATGTCTTCGGCGCGCTTCCTCAGCGCATGCTCGTCGGCCTTGTCGCCCTGCTCCTCGAAGGTCTCGGCCAGGCGTGTGTTCACGAAGGCGCGCAGCAGGGTGATGTCGCCGGCGCGGGCAGCGGTGGTGGCGCGCTCCCACTCGATCACCAGCTCGGCCCAGCTGAGCCAGCCGAGCGGGCTGTAGAGGCTGCTCAGGTGGAAGCCGCGAACGCGGCCGGCGCCGGCGCCGGGGCGCTCGGGCACCCAGGCGCCCGCGGCCAGCATGGCGGGCTTGTGGTGCTCGCGGATCTCGCCGCCGCAGTGCCGGCACACGTAGCGCACGGTCTCGGGCAGCGCGGCGCCGGTGGTGGGCTCGCGGTCCCACTTGATGCCGTGCGCGGCGTCGGCGCCCCACTCCAGCCATTGGGCCTCGCCGCAGTGCGGGCAGGGTACGTGGTAGCGGCAGCGGTCGCTGGCCAGGTACGCGGTCTCGATCCGGCTGAAGCCGCGCGTGGTGGGCGTGCTGGTCTTGAGCCTCTTCCGCCTGGCGAAGGTGGTCTGCCGGGCTTCGGCCAGGGCGATGGGGTCGCCCTCGCCGTCGACGTCGAGCGGGTAGCCGTCGATTTCGTCAAGGAACAGGTCGCGCACCGGCATGGAGCGCAGGCCGGCCGCCGAGTTGGCGCCGGCCACGGCCATGAAGCCGCCGGGGAACTCCTTCAGCAGCGTGGTGTTGGCCTCGTCGCGGCTGCGGTTCTCCTTCACGCGCTCGCGCAGGCGCGGGCTCTCTTCGATCATCGGCGAGAGGCGCTGGCGGCTGTAGCGCTTGGCCATGTCGATGGTCGGCTGGACGATCATCACCGGGCCGGGGTTGGTGTCGGCCAGGTAGCCGAGCCAGTTGGAGCCGATGGTGGTTTTCGAGGTCTGCGCGCCCCACATGAGGATGACCTCCTCGACGTCGGAGTGCTGGCTCAAGGCATCCATCGGCTCGCGGGCGTAGGGCGTGCGCGCGGCGCGGTAGGGGCCGGGCTCGGCCGAGTCCTTGCCGCTGAGGATGCGGTGGCGCTCGGCCCAGGCGGTGACCGAGAGGCGCGGCGGCGGGGCGAGGTACTCGCGCCAGAGGGACAGGATCAGCCGCTGCGCGTCGACAAGAAGGCGCGCAGTCTCTTCCGCCTCTTGACGCCGAGCGACCCGCTGTCGGTACTTGTGCTGGCGCTCCCTCTTCTCCAGCAGCAGCTCGTCGTCGTCACGTTCGACGGCCTCGTCGTAGGCGTTGAACTGGCCGAAGTGCTTCAAGCCGCGCCCTCGGTCATCTGCGCCATGACGGCGTGCAGCTCGGCCAGCAACACCTCGTGGCAGCGCGCCGCGTCCGCCTCGGCAGCCAGCACCGGCGACAGCCTGGCGGGAAGCTGGAGCAGCGCCTCACGCAGCGCCGCCAGGCGACGCGAATGCACCGCGCGTACGTCGGCAGCGCGCACCAGCTCTCCGCATTGCTCGGCCAGCTTCAGCTCCGCCAGGTCGGCCTCGGCTTTCTCTCGCCTCGCCTTACTGGCCCAGTAGCCTTCGCCGTCGTCTTCGTCGTCGTCCGAGCGGCTGCGGCGCGGTCCGCCGCCGGCCTGCAGGTTGGCGTCGTCGGTCGCGCGGCTGCCCGCTCGGACGCGGGTGTTGCGCGCCCACTGCGCATCGGCAGCCACCGGGTCGATGCGGCCCTCGATCAGCGAGATCCGCCCGTCGCGCACGGCCCGCCGCACCGCGCCCTCGGTGCATCCGCGCCGCCGCGCGTACTCCGACTGCGTGATGAGTTCGACCGTACCGACTGGCATGCTCGTACCCTCAGCCGTACAAAACGGCAGGACGACCCACTAGCGAAACAACGGGCTTCCTT